AAGTCATCCTGAATACTCTGACGACATGTAGGACATTCATCATTGTTGACAAAGAATCTTAGATGCTTATTAGTCAATTCTCTCTTAGAAGATATCTTTGCTGACAACCCTTTCAACTTAGTACACTTACTCTTTAGAGGTTTTATATCAGTACTGAGTACTTTCAAATGATCTATAGTATGGAAACATTCATCTATCTGTACACGGAATGTATCATGCTTACGTTGTAGTTCTAATAATTCTTTATCTTTCTCTGCTACCTTATCATCTGACTGAGACTCTAGATCATCAATGAACCTATCCTGAATATTGATCTTCTCCTTTACAAGTTCTGCCTTTGCTTCTAACTCTCTTACCTCTTCATTATACATTCGCATCTTCTCTTTGAGTAAGATATGCATCATAGAGAATATCTTGATATCTAATATATCCTCAACCACTTCTCTCCTACCAGGAGAATTCAATTGCATGAATGGAACAAATGTACTACTTCCAAGTATAACGATCTGTGTAAATGATTTGAAATTCAACTTCAATACATTCTGTTCAAACCATTTCTGCTGATCCATTGCAGAAGATGATTGATCTAACTTCTTACCATTCTTATATATTTCAAACATAGATGGTTTGATACATCTAACAACTTTCCAATCTACACTACCTATACTAAATTCTATTTCAGCACGACACTCTTTATCATTGATACTATTGATCAACTGTGACTTACTAATTTTTCTAAACGGTTTATTAAACAACGAGAAGCACAGTGCATCTAACACTGTGCTTTTACCTGCACCATTGGATCCCACTATCAATGTAGCAGGAGATTTATCAAGTGAAATTTCTGTGAAAGTATTCCCTGTTGATAGGAAGTTCTTCCACCTAATATTTTTGAACTGAATCATTTAGTAGTCGGGATCACGAATTCATCGGGGTTGATAATGGAATACTTATAACCCATCATCTCACATGTCTTGATGATGTTCTCATCTTCAATCTCAGTGACGTTCACTGCAGGGTGGTCATCAGCCTCCAGTAGTCCAGCATACCTTATTGCGTCATCTTTGTCAACAAAGATACTAAGAGATTTTGATCCGTCCTTCATTGTTGCTGCATATGCTTGATCTTTTTCTCCTTTGCTGTGTTCTGCTATAGTGAGAATAAACATTATACCTGAGATGCTTCTGTATATAAGTTTTTTAGTATAGTAAAGATTGATGGTTTGCTTAGGTCGGTCTCAAGATCATTCACATACTTTTCTAAAGTTGTAAGAGTATCTTCAACTTCTACCCATTCATCTTCGTCTGCATTGAGATCAAAGTTTTCAATGATTTTTACATCATGTGCTCCACCATGATATACACCCTCAACAAACTTATCAAAAGTTAGATAACTAGTCTTCTCTTGAACAATGATCTTTACATATTGATCCTTGAACTCATCAAAGTCTTCAGTAGTATTATATGTATTGTCATCATACATTACCTTATTGAAGATAGTGTATGGGTTCTTGATCATTTTCAGATCTAAAGTTTCTGTATCAAACTCATGGAATCCTCTCTTATCACCATAGTCATTCCAATAGATTTGATATGGATTACCTAGGTAAGTTACATTACCCTTTGTATTTTTTGTATGATAATGTCCAGAAAATGTTTTCTTGAATTTTTTATATTTATCTACACTGTCCCCATTTATATGAGTGTAACCAGGATGTGCTTCAAACCCTGCAAGTTCTAAGTGACCCATACAAACAGTTGACTTAGATGTTTTTATCATCTGTTCTGTTTCAATTCTATTCTCCTCATTGATCCAAGGAACGAATAGTATACCTAACCCACCTATCTGAACATCTTGAGGTGATTCGTATGTAAGGATATTACTATACTGATGTAATAATAAATCAATAGTGTTGATCCTATTCGTATTCTTATAGTATGCTGTATGATTGCCTACTATAGTATGAACAGTGATACCCATCTCTTCAAGACGGTCAAAGTAATTCTTCTTAGCCCATTCCAATGACCATAGATCGATGTTCCTTCTATTGTCAAAGGTATCACCTAAGTCAAGAACAGTATCTATATCATTGTCTCGTAGGTATGGAAAGAATGTATCCTCATAGAATTTACCTATGAACTCATGGAAGATTTTACTTCCCTTTCTCATTCCAAAATGTTGATCTGTTATGATCGCAACTTTCATTATACTGGATACTCCCGACCTTCTAGATCGAAATAGGATTGTTCTGGTGGTTGTGGATTGTCATATGGACCTTCCAATTTTTTATTATACTCACGCTCATCTAGTACTTCATTGATTAGTATCTTCAATTCTTTTACTATCATTGGTGTGAGTAACCTATCTGGTTTTACCATCATAGGTTTTCTTTTTACCTCTTTGCCAGTAGGTTTATAATTTGGATCAGTGGGACCACTCATCCCTTGGGTATCAATTTTAGATTCTGACATTCTTTTTGATTGAGGATTTTGTCCAAACTCGCTCATCGATTCATCTTTACTTCTACGTTTTCTTTTATTGTATTCATGTCGGACATATTATAACCTATTTCATTATCGTCTGCATGGAATAGTTGTTCAAAACCAGACCGTTCTATAATCTTATTCTTTATCTCTAATTGCTTTTTCTCTCTTTGTATCCTTCTCAAAAATGCATAGTATATAATCTGTGTAAAATAAGCAAATGGATTACTTGATTTTGCTGGATCAAAGTTGTCAATATACTGTACACAATTTTCTACTCCGTCACATATCATATCATCTTTGAACATATAGTTCACAAAGTTCGGACGGAATGATAAATGATTAGCAATCTTTAGGAAGCAGGATCCGATATAGTTTGTTATCTGAGGTTTGGGTTCACCTGCCTCAGCTGCTTTCTTTACCTTGGCTTTCCAATTTACCAATGCTTCCAAGAAGTCTTTATTATTTACATAATGTTCTGGTTTGGCAGCCATAGGTTTTCCTTTGTATGAATATATAATAGCACAAAAATAGGGGCTTGACAAGACCCCTAAAAAGATGTACACTAACCGTGTGGCGGTTCAAGAGAGATAATAGCTTTACTTAGGTTTTATCTTATACAATCTTTCTAAGAGATTCCTAGCGTCATCTACCTTAGAGACATAACCTTTATTATTTTCTGTACGGGTCTTGTTTCCTGAGACGAATTGTTTTTGTGCGGCTAATGCTTTGTTGAGACATTCAGTATAGAACTCGATAGCATTATCATCAAGTTCGCTTATGGTAATTATCTTACGTTTCTCTATAACAAAAGTATCTTCGCCTGAAAACTTCATCCACATGTTAGGAACCAAAACATGATGCATCACACCTGGTTGTGGAGTCAGTACATCTTCTTTTACAGTAATAGCATTACCCACTAACAAAAGTTGATCTTCCTCAATCCAAGAGGCTTGAGCATAGATCTCTTCACCAGATATTAGTTTGATTACAGCGTGGAAATCGTCTCCCATAGAGTTACCTGATATCGACATTTATAATATTATAATCAAAATTTTCTTCGTTATAGATTTTGATCCTTTCAACCAAATGATTCAACGTATAGTTTTTTTGACCATTCCGTGTTATGTCATCAGACACATCATATAAAGTTGCCAGATCTTTTGCTTGACCTTTCCTCAAGACCCTGCCGATGGACTGGAGATTCCTAATCCTGGACTTGGAGGGGGAGGCGAAGATGACATTATGCAACCGCTTAATGTTGATGCCAGTACTAAAAGTACCATAACTCGCAACGATGATCGCATTGTCTTCCTGCTCCGTAATTGATCTTACCTTCTCACGCTCTTCAGTATCAACCCCACCATGAATAAATGAGACTAATCTATCAGAGTTAATACTATTTATAGAATTGAAAAGGATCTCTCCGTGGGTTTCCACCCTACTATACAGTATAAGAGTATTACCTTTTAGATCTAATGCTAGATTTTTTATAAAATTATTCCTTACTTCACTACTGATAAGATACTGAATCTCATCCTCATACGTTTCAAACTTCTGTTCTGGATGCTTTAGTATCAATACATTGATCTTGAACTTAGCAAGATACCCTTCATTGATTAGTTGTTCTGTCTTTACTATCTTATCTACAGGACCAAACAAACCTTCTAATACCCATTTATGTGTTTGTGTTCCATCAAGTGTTCCTGTAAATCCAACTCTATACTTTGCTTGATACAACTTAGTCATGATACTAGTCAATGACTTTGCTTTGAACTGGTGTGCTTCATCACCTATCACAGCAGTATAGTCAGCAAAATATTGTTTAGGTAATTTATATACAGACTGCCATGTAGTAATTGTTACTGGTAGATCTGTATTTTTTTCATGTCCAGCATATACTTTATGGCAATACTCTTCTGAGTTCCATCCATACTCTATAAAATCTTTATACATCTGTTCCACCAATGATGTGGTAGGAACTACAATCAATATCTTTTCACCCTTTGCTACGAAGTATCTTACTATCGTGTAAATCATCATTGACTTACCTGACGCAGTAGGAGATACAATTACTTTTCTATTATTCTTCAGTGCTTGATACACTGCCTTGATTTGATAATCCCTTGGTCTAAACTTAGTGATAGAAGTCATAAACTGTTTGACTCCTGCCATAGTTATCATGGGATTAGATTCTAATACATCCCCATAATATTTGTTTCCTTCAAACTTTATCTTATATTGATTCTCATCACACCACGTTATAAGTCTATCTAATAAACCACAATAAATTTCTCCAGTAGTAGGAGAGAACAAACGAATCTTCCCATCCCAATACTTCTTTCTGTAAGCTGGCATGAATGCTGCTTCAGGAACCTCGAATGTAAATTGATCTGATAGTTCATACTTTATATGTGGTTCACATTCAACTTTCAGATATACCTCATTCTTTTTATAAACAAGTAGATCAGTCATCCGTAACCTAACGTGAGTTTTTGAAACTCAATTGCATTCCTTATCTGCCACTGTCTATCTCTTATCTGAGTAAGAACTGAATCCAAAAAGAATACACATTGAGATTGATATTCCATCTTCATCTGAAGTTTCTGAATTTTTTTGTCACCATAAAGATATCTATCGACATCTTGTTTCATTACTTTGAAATCAAAAGGTTCATCTTCATATACTTTGGGATCAGATTTCCCTGTATAATATTCCCATCGTTCCCTCATCATACACTTGAGTTGAAACTCAGTGTTCTTCTTCATTAGATTGAACTCGTTATAGAGTTGTATATATTCACAGTGAAGAGAAGGTATCTTCTTAGATTCGTCACTTAGTTCGTCACCAATCTTGCAATCCTTCTCCCACTTCTTCTGTAGGGTTTCAAGGTTCATAGTTTAGTTAGTCCAGTTTCCGTCAGTCTTACCATCAGCAGATAAAACTTGGTAGTGTGTGTATTTGAAAGTAGCGTTAGCACTTAGGTATTGAACATCAGATGCTACTGTATCGAATGTCAATGTGGAGAGAGATATAGGAAATATATCTTTGAAATGAATTGTTTTGATAACGTTGTAGTTACTGTTTAGTATTTGAAGGTTAGCATCTGATCTCTCATACTTATCCTTCCTAGCATAACTTACTCTTGAGTTGACCATATCAGATAAATCTAATGATTGTCTTGCATTATCAACACCCTGATCTTCAAAATCATATTGTCCCCAATACTCAGGGAATCCTAATGTTGTCAACCAGTCATGTATCTCAAGATAGTTTTTCATCTCTTCATCTACTAAGAATCTTACTGAAAGATCCTCATAATATAATTCATCTCCTGGTACAGGTAGGTTTCTAAGTCTTCCTGGTTGAACTGTTGGAACCATCGAAACCGATGGTACGTTCGCACTTTGGCAGAAGAAATCTACCGCCTGTGCTTTCTCTAACACGAAGTTAAATCCAGTAGGTGCTAAGAAATTTCTATTTTCTAGTATTGCTGCCATTTGTTTTATTATTATTTATTCGTGTGTTTAAAGATGAATGCTCCTTTAGGTTTACCCCATACAACATTTCCATTATCATCTATACCTCTGTCTAATGAAGTAAACTCAGTATCTGATAAAGTAATTTTTGATTCTATTTTGATACCAGATTTTGTTCTAGCATCCTTTTCAGATTCACCAAACCATTTACCTTTATGTACTGCAAAAATTATACGAGCATCCTGTCCATGTATATGGAGGATAATGTTATGCAAATGTTCTTGCACATCATGTGTCCTCTCACGATATACATGACAGTTATGGTCATACCATTGTTTAGATGTTAGTACACCATCTTCCATAGACCAATCATAATGACAGTATGCATACTCAGTAGGATAACTCTGAGCTTGCTGTATATTATTCCAGTCGTGAAGAAGTAGTTTTAGAAATTCTTCTTTCATCAACACTCTTTGCTCATGCTTTCGACCATTGTTCCACCAACATCTGATCCAGCATCCATACCAATCATCGTAGCAGCACCAGCAAGTACCCAACCAACGAAAGGAATAGAGGCGACACTAGGAGCAACAGCAGCACCAACGGATGCACCAACCATTCTACCTGTTTGTTCTCCTCCACCAACTGCTTTGATACACTCTGCTGATCTCTGACCATCCATTTGTGCGAGAGGTTCATAATATGGTCTCCTCTCAACAGGAACTCGCTCAATAATTCTTTCCTCATTATTACCCAGTCCCAGAAAGCCAGCTTTCTCTTTCACCTCTCTGATTCTTTTGGTAGTCTTAGGATCGTGTGCTTTATATTCTATTTCGTACCCTTCTTTAGTAACCTTTGCTCTATAAGAAGTATACTCATTCACAGGAATGTTTAGTTTAGGCATGTTAGAACGAGTAGCAATTACTCCGATCATTCCTAGATGCGATAGTCCTAGGATACCTCCCAGACTAATTCCGACCCACTTATTCATGATTATTACAATTTGCTAACATTATTTATACACATAAAAAAGACCCTCCCGAAGGAGAGTCTTTGAAAGTATGTATCCGAATGGATCACATAAGGTTACGAACCAAGGTACGTCTGTAGTAACGGTTAGCGTTAGCAGATCCAATACCAGCAGTAGGTTGTGTGTCATCATTGACAGCACCTGTGCTGAATGGGTTTGCTTGCATTCCGTAACGAGTCTTGAATCCGATTTTTGGCTGGAATGTGTCCTGACCAACTGCACGAACCATCTGTAGAGGAACGTATGGGCAGTAGAACAGTCCTGCGTCATAAGGAGAAGAACCTTTGTAACCAACTACGAAGTAGTGGTCATCCATTAGGTTAGCAGAGTAAGGGTCGATGTAAACCTTGAACTTACCATTGATTGTACCAGCGTAAGTAGAACCAGTGTCATCAACATTAAGGTTCGCATTGAGTGCTGGAGTGTAGTCAAGTACACCTGCCATTGTAAGAGCAGAAGCAACGTCAGCAGAGCAGACGATGATATTACCCTTTCCTCTACGAGTCTCTTGAGCGATTGCGTTAGCTTCTCTTTCAACTTGGAATAGAAGTCCCTTGAATTTCTCAACAGACCATCTACCATTTGAATCGAGGTCTAGGTCGAATATACCAGCAGTTGCTGTATTATTCTGTGCGCCTGGACGTGCTGTTACGTAGATAGAACGAATAACTTCACGGTTGATCTCAGCGAGGATCTCAGTTGACAAGATGTTAGCCAACTCAGCCTCAGCATCAAGACCATGAATTGCTCTCAAGTCCTGAGCAAGTTCTAAACTGTACTCTGCCTTTAGTGCTCTTGATCTAGCTGTTACAGCAACCTTCTCGATGCTGAATGCCATCTCACGGAAGTTTGTGCCACCACCATCGCCAAGTGTCTCAGCGGCTGATGTTGTCATTCCTTGAGCGTCACCTGTAACTTCGTAACGGTGGTTACTATAAGTTGAAGTGTCGTTCAAGATACCTGGGTTGTCACCCTCAGCATCGTTGTTAGCAGAAGCACCTGCACCAGTTGCACCGCCTGTATAACCAGCAGTAACATCATATCCTGAAGAACCGCCACCAGAGAATCCAGCGTTTGGCTCGTTGAATAATGCTTCCTTGCCGTCCTGTGCAGCGTAACGTGAACGCATTGCGAAGATAAGACCAGTAGGTCCAGACATAGGCTGAACACTAGCAATATCATAAGCGATCAAGTTAGGCATTGAACGTCTGATAAGACTGATCAATACAGGATCAAAATTCTGTACACCAGTACCAGTAGAGTTGGTAGGTGCTGCCTCAGTAAGAAGCTTTTCTTCTTTGAGGAACTTTTCTTGGTTTTCTAGAAGAACCGCAGTCACATTTTTACGATGTGAATCTGAAATTTCAGGGAGTTCTTCATGCTTGATTAGTGGAGACCACTTCTCAAGTAATTGCTCTGATTTGAACATGGTTTTTAATTACTTATGTTAAGTTTTTTTAGTGAGTGATTTTATTATCTAATGATAATCTACTTTTTATAAGCAGTAACAGCACGGAGGTATGAATCCATAGATGCAGTTGTCTCAACGTTACCTTCTGCTAATACTTCTTGCTCATCCGACTTTACTTGAGGTACTTCAGACTTGAAGTATGACTCACGTATTGTCTCAATTTTTCCACGGTAGGATTCCTCACTTTCAAAGTCAACACCTTCAACAAGTTCTTGGAACTTATCTTTCTGGGTTTCAGTTAGTCCACGTGCAGACTCGTCAACAACGATTTGCTTACGTGACTCACTGATCTCCTTAGTAAGACCAATGTTCTTCTCGATTTGTTCGTTGAGCTTTTGCTCCATATCATCAAGTTTTTCTACCATAGTATCGAACGCATCATATTTTTCTTCAGGGATAGTTACATAATGTTCTTCAAAAAGACTTTTTAGCCCATCCATAAAGGACTCGGCTATTTCTGATTTTACTCCAGACTCGATAGCGAGAGAATTCTCATCCTTCCACTCTTCGGCTGTGTACTGAAGTGTAGCATCAACCTTTTCAGTCAGCTCAGACTTAGCTTCTTTCAACTCTTCTTCAAACTTAGTAGCATAATGCTCTTCTAGTTCTTCAGAGAGTTTAGCAAGCTTTCCGTTGATTGCTGCTTCAAAAATTGTTTTTGCTTTTTCCTTAAACTCTTCACTGAGTTCTTCGGTTCCTACAAGAGCATCTACGTCAGCGGACCAGTCTACTGAGTTGTACAAGTACTTATTCTTTGTAGTAGAATCTTGTCCATCAGCTGAACCACCTGAGTGCTTACCTGAGTTGACAGCAGTACTGCTCTGAGTAACTCCGCTTCCAGAAGATAGTTTATTACTATCATCATCTGGTTTGTTGTTATCTACAGTTGGACCACCAAGATCTTGGTAGCTTGCAGAGTTTCCAGGAGTTTGCACATTGCTTGCATTACTTCCTGCTTTAGGTGCTGGATCTCCAGGCTTTGCTGCTGCATTAGCCTTTGTCTTTGATTGACTAGGTAGTTCCATTTCCTGTAGTTCTTTTTCAATAACCTGTTCCGACATTTTTAGTTTCTCCGTATGATAGGCAAAAAACAATTATTTCTGATATTATTTATAATATTATAAACCTTTGATAAAGGTTTCAAATGCGGAGATTTTCTTCTCCTGTATGTTGATTAGCGTAGCATGGTCAAGTTCGTGCTTGATAGCAGCTACATCTTTCTCGGCTAACCTTCCGTTTTCCCAAACCCACTCCTTTCCTTCCATGATTCCTTCCACGAAAGCATCGGGTGCGGATGGGTCTGATACGATATCCGCAGCAGTGGCAAGCATAAAATCTTCACCAACTACACTAGAACCGTTCTCACGCTTTAGAGTTCCCATCCCTCTGGATGATACTCCAAGCTTGACTCCTTCTCCTAAAAGATTCTTTGCAATGTTCCCCATTGGAGTATCAAGCAGTTTTGCTTTTCCAACGAAGTTATTACCATCCTCCTTTAGTTCTGTAATCTTATGAGATACACGATCTAAGTTTACAGTAGGTCCTTCAGGATGACCAAGTTCACCAAGAGCTCTATTAGTCTTGATGTACTTCTCACTATAATTTTTGACCTCCCTGTCCAATACGGACTTAGGATACATCCTTCCGTTTCGATTAGTTATCTCAGATTGAAGAAAGACACCCTGTATATAGTGGTTCTTTTTACCTTCATTCTCTTCGACAAGGTAATCTACCTCTTCATTCAGTTCCTTGATCAGTTTCATCTGTTGGTTCCTCTGTGGATACTGGTTGTTCACCAGCGATTGCTGCAGCAGCATTTGCTACTGTATCTTCTACTTCTGGACTAGTCTCTGGTAAAGTAGGTTCAATTACTTCATCTTCAGGTGTAGTCTCAATTTCATCTGTGGTTTCTACTGGTTCTGCACCAATAGCATCACCAAACATCTGTTGTGCTATAGCTTGCCTGTGAGCATCAACCACATCAAGAGCTTTCTGAGAAAGCATATCTTTCATCTGGTCAATGGCAGAAGCTTTATTGCCATTGTTTATAGCGTCAATAGTATCGAATTCCATGCTATGTTCAATATATATTATTTATTTATATGACTCCTTTGTTATTAGGAGGTTCGACTGCGGAAGAATTGATTTCAGGATCCATAGGTGTAGCACCTAAAGCAGGATCTGCTCCTCCATCCATTCCTTGCATTGCCATCAACTCCTCTTCAGATGGAGGAATGATACCTTCATCCTTCTCATACTCTATACGTTTATCCATTTCATCTCTCTCACCATCTGTCTGCTTGAGGATTTCTGAACGAACATACTCTACAGAGAAGTACTTACCAACGTAAGGATCTGCAGCAGATGCAAGATTGATTCTTTCTTGAAGAAGTTCTGCATCTTTGAGTTCAGAGAAATGGTTGTCATAGATATAATCGAATTGGATATACTCTTTCATATCATCCCATTCTTCAGGACTAGTAATACCCTTTAGAACAAGTTGAGTTTTGAGTAGATCCATAAAGAGTTCACTAAACTTCTTACGGAGTCTTCCTACAAATTTAGTAAACTTCAATTCATCACGAAGAATTTCTGATGAACGTCCAAGGTTGAAACCACCCTCTGCTTCCATACGTGAGATGGGAACATTGAGAGATCTGTATAGTTTCTTCTTGAAGTATTCAACGTCTGATAATTCACCAAGGTTCTGTCCACCAGGCAATGTAGAGATTTCAGTTCCTCTACCACCCTCACGTCTAGGAAGCCAGAAGTCTTCCAACATGGACATATGTTTCTTATCGTCTCTTATCTCACCTGTGTTCGCATCATAAACCATCTTGTTTCTGTAGCGAGACATTACCTCACGGAGGTATTGTTCTGCTTTTACCTTTGGAAGATTACCAACATCAATGTAAAATATTCTTCTTTCTGGTGCTCTTGACATACGATAGATGACCAAAGAGTCTTCTATCATTCTTAGTTGGTTTAGTGCTTTGATTCCTTTATGGAGATATGAAAGAACCATACCTTTGTTTGCATCTAGTAAACCAGACTGAACAAAAGTAATTGCGTCCTTAGACATCTTTATTCCAGACCCAATAGGACCAGATGCACCCATGCCCATAGGACTAGGATTCTGTTTGATGCCTTTTGGATTGTAGATGAAATATTCTAATACAGCACCGTAATCATACTTTGCTGCTAAGTTATCTTTATTATCGTTGTTGCTTCCCTTGACAACTTCCTTTACCATTTTGATTTTCTGAGGATCAATATACCTCAGTTCTGTGATTCCTTTTGTAGGATCATCAAAATCAATTAGTTTATGATAATATAAACGCCCATCGACATACCATCTACGGAATATCTCATGGGACTTTTTATCAAAGTCTAAGAGTTTCTTTACGTATTCAAACTCTTCTCTGATTAGTTTCTTTACCTTATTGCTTGAATCCAGATTAGATAGTTCTATCTGAACTGGAGTATCATATAGGTCACTTACAACTGCCTCGTTGATAATGTCTTCAATAGCACCATCTACTTCTGGGTGCAGCGACATTTCACGATACCTCCTAAGGAGCTCATGTTCATTTTTTCCACCACCATCAAGATCAACAAAATATCCATAGTGACCACCAGCCGCTATGGATACTGCTCCATCTTCTTCATTTGGTGGAACAGGAGAGACAGCTTTCCTATCTATCTTCCCCTGATTCGCTCTCTTAATTGAGTATCCAAATAATTCAGCCATCGCAAAAATTTTGCTAGTTCTTTCTAATACTATTTAGTCAAGTCCTAGAAGTTAGCTCCAGCGATTGCTTCACCACCCAATTCTCCTGCTTGTGCTTGCCACCACTGAACCTGAAATTCAACTGTGAATTCTTCGATTGTGTCGTTAGTGTCAAATGCAAGATCAATCTGTGATACGTTAGTTGGGAAAATTCCGAAGAACTTATATCCTCTAAGTACCCTCTCTTCTCTATCTAACTGATAGACAAAAGCATCTTGTTGATATGTATCTGGGTTTTGTACACCGATGTTAGTGTAGTTATTATTGATTTGGTTTGTCCATGCTTCCATTGCTGAACGAACTTTGAAATCAGTGTCGTTTAGAACAGTAACTGTCCATGTATCAAAGGTTCTGTCTCCAGCAACCTTTAGTTGACGACCACGATAAGGAACTTCTACAACTCCTAAGTTAGATGCAGGAAGTGCTGCAGCCTTTACTAAGAATCTTGACTTGTCCTGAACGCCTGAAGCGTCTGCAAAGTCGAGACCGTTAGGAAGGTTGAGTACAACTTCATACAGGTTAGGTCTAGCACCACCACCTCTCAACCTTTCTCTAAAGGCTGAGATGTTGACGTTCTGTGGACCTTTTGTTACTTCTGCCATTTCTTTACTCCGATTGTTTTGGTGATAGGTCTATAAGTTGATTAGCCTCTGTTAGCTGCAACAACTTCGGAGAAACTGACACCAGTGCGTGTAGCAACGAATGTCAAAGTAATGAAGTTGATCGACCTAGCGGGCTTGATGTAGATATCAGCTCTGAACTCATTAGAGTCAATTACTGAAGGTGTGTTGTTTGATTCGTCACAAACAACGAGGTAGTCATTGATACCCCTTCTTGCTTGAACATCACGAAGGTATGGATCAACGATCTGAGTGAATAGAGTTCTTGTAACAACATCATTGAATTCAAAGAGTTGTGCTCTTGCTGCTCTAGCGATTGCTTTTTCAACAACCAAGAACAACTTACGAACGTTGATTCTATCGAATGCACTCTTGACTGAAAGACCAGTCTTATCACCGAAGAGTACTGTGCCTTCACCAGGGAAAGAAGCAACTGGGTTGATTCTATTTGTGTAAAGAGTATCTCTTTGTGCTTTCTTAGGATTGAAAGCAAGTTTTACAACATTACGAATACCGCCTCTATTTAGACCTGCTGGTGAATACCAAGGGTCTGCAACAGTTGCAGTATTTACCATAAGACCAGCGATGTCTCCATTGAGAGGGACATAACGATATGTATCGTTGAAGCGGTCATACATGTATTTGTATCCACTATCAAATACAACGTAAGAACTACTATTCAATTGATTGTAGAACTCAACAACGTTTGATAGTTGAGTGGCAGAATTAGAAACTCCAACCTGTGTTGACTTGTATGGTGAAATGAATCCCATGCAATCCTTTCTAGCATTACAGATACCTATAATCTTCTGTGCTTTAGTAACAGAATCTGTTAGGTTTCCACCGCCTGGTCCTTGGATGATGAAGTCTACATCGATTGTTTCAACGTCATCGAACTCGTCATATGCTGTTGAAATTTCTCCAAGAGAAGGTTGGTTATCATCTGCACCACTTGCAAATGTCATTCCAGCAGATCCAAGAAGATCGTATCTTAGAATAGAACCAGCAGTACCAGCATCAGTAGAACCAATCTGACCATTTGTATCAGTACCTGATCCAGGAGTTGCAATCAATCCTGAAATATCAGTTACTGTATATGTTGTTGACTTAGCATAGACATAACCAGAATTGTTCTGGATTACATCAACGAAGTAATTTGCTTCTCCTTGTGGAGTCTTAGCACCTGCTATCTTAGAAACATTAGCAAATGTCTCAAGGATTGTACCAGGAGTTCCAGTTACACCACCATCATTGTCATAAACAACAACGTGCATTTCATCGTACTTAGCATTTTTATCTGCTGCATACTGAGAAGTACCAGGTTTTCCTGCTATTGTGTACCACCACTTACCAGCGTAAACTGTCTGTAGATCCCACCAATCAGCGACACCAGATACAGTTGCTGTTGCAGGTGATCCAGCAGTATCAAGGAACTTATCTCCTACTATAATTTTGCTACCAGGATATGAATCTGATATTACGTCTAACTTTTTAGTTGCAGAATCCCAGTTATATACGTAGAGTGTATTTACTGTGACTGCACTAACTGTTGCATCTGCTGCAGCACTTGCTGTCTCAGCGATGCCATCTCCAACAGCAATTGACTGTCCAGCAGCAAGCGACACTCTTATTGTCTTGTTTGTTGCGTTGACAGATGTTACTGTTCCTTTTACATTTGTAGTTGTTGCTTCATATACAGTTTCGCCAGCAGCGAATTCTGTTGTGTCATCAACTACAACTTCTGCGACATTAGCTACTGTGTCGCCTTTTGCGAAAGTGTATGATCCTGCATCGAGAGTAAGTGTCTGGTCTGCACCGTAGTCTACAACTGCAACACCGAGACTGTTACCCCATGTTCCTGCTGTTCTTGCAGCGAAGTTATATGCACCAGCACCTGAGGAGACTGTGTTCTCCCAATGCTCCGCACTCTTGATCAACTCAGCAGAACCACCACCTGTAATAGCGTTCAACTGGGATGCATCTTCGATACGGACTACATAACATACACCACCGTACTCTAAGAAGTTCGATACTGTATACCAATACTCTGCATTATTATCATTTGGTGTGCCAAATAAGTCAATTAGTTGAGCTTCAGTAGTGACTAGAGTTGGTGTCCCAATGGGTCCTTTCTCAAATACTCCTGCAAACGCACCAAAATTTAGGAATGAAGGATCAATGCCACCCCTTGTGAAGTCTCTCTCCTGGACAAATACCCCAGGAGATGCTAATTTACTAACCATTTTTTTGTCTCCTCGATAAGAGTGTCATATGAATGAATCTGAAATTATTTATATTTTTGGACGTGTCTAGCGAAATTCCCACATGTAACTCATATCACCATACTGACTAGTAACGTCTTTATCGGATGACCATAAATCCCCATCACTATCAACGAACGTATCATCCTCCTGTCCGTCAACAATGAATCCAAAGGGAGCCATATCTTGTTCTATCTGATTCTTTTGATCGTTATATATCCTCTGACGTATATCCTGATCAGTCATTTCTTTGAAATACTCCTGACATACCAACCAAGCAAATATAACTAAGCACATTGCTAAGTCATCATTACATCCTTCTTCTGCTTCAAATGAGTTATGTTTCTGAATGAATGTTGTCAATTCACTTATGATTTCGTAATCTTTGAATATAAGTTTGTCATCTTCTATAATAGTCTTTAGGTTAGAACATCCAACCTTCTTGACAGTCTTGGACATCTTCACGCCAAGTTGAGTCTTATTGCCTGAGAATCCTTGACCGACTATTTGTCCTGCTCTACCTCTCATAGAACACATCAATACATTCTCATACTCAAGATCATAGTTTAGAATACTTGCAACCTGATCTCCAATATCATTCACTTCACAAAGTATATAAGCATTGTTATATGTCTTCGCAATATCATGTATGATACTTGGGAACAGCATAGGTTTGATTTCATTGTTCCTATACTTCGCCACAATCTCATGTGGAAACTTAGTAGTATCAAACACTACAAATGCTGAGTAGTCTATCCCTACACCTCTAGCAACGTCAACTGTAATGATATAATCATGTTCCTTTTCTGGTCTATCATAGATGTCCAATCCTTTATTAGATTGTATTGGATTATCATATACTAAGGCACGAAGTTTAGCTGGCGTAATTAGTGTATCAACAGATCCTAGGAACTCACATTCAAACTCAACTCTGAACTGTTGATCGGATGTGTTAGCAATAGTCTGTGCTTTCCATTTAGCATCTCTGCCAGGTACTTCAGACCAATGAACTTCTGTTGCAACGTATTCATTATTACCCCTCTGTGCTTCATGCCAATACCTATAGAAATGATTCATACCATGAGGGGTAGAAACCATTATGACCTTGGTTGATTTACCAGAACTAATAGTAGGATAAACAGATGCAAAGAACTGATCAGCAATATGATTTGGGATGAATGCAAACTCATCTAGGAATATGATGTTATAAGATCCACCACGAACTGCGGAAGCAGATGTAGATGCAGCAATAATCTTAGAACCATTCTCTAACTCTAACGATCCTTTATTCCATGAGACGATTCCTTGTTGCATCCACCGAGGTAAATTTTCATATGCAAGTTGCAATCTACCAAGTAGATCTCTAGCAGTGGAAGCTTTGTTTGCCAGAATAGCAATGTTGACATTATCATTGAAGACTGCATAGTGTAATAAGTAGGACACACACGTAGTAGACTTACCAGTCTGTCGTGGCATCTTACATATATTGAATCTATTCTCGTGGAAGTTTCTTACAAGTTTTTCCTGAAAAGGATACATCTTGAAAGGAACTAAACCTTCATCCAGAGATACAATCTGAATATAATTTTCAACAAAATATATTGGATCAGATTTGCACTTCAAAAATTCCTGTACCTGTTCATTTGTCCACTGAATAGCTACATTAGTTTTCTTTAGATTGGGATTACCCAGATATATTTGATCAGTTGTCATAATTGATCTTTCAAGAAACGAATGATATCATTACTTGCTATATCATTCTCTATAATTGTTTTTGTCTTCTCTGCAATCTGATCAACAATATTGACATCAAGATTCATGAATGGTGGAATGATACCAAGTATACGAAGCAATCCATCTACAAACAAAGCAAGACATGTGAATCCAAGGATCATACTAATGATAGTAGCATCCCTATTGTGCTTACGCATTGACGCTTCATCAATAGCACGTGCTTCTTCAAGAGCAGATGCAACCATTGCATCTACTTCTGCTTTTGTATAAAAGTCTCCTATAAAAGGAATGTCGTGTTTATCCATGATATTATTATACTAGTGTACCGTGAGCCCTCCGAATTTCACGCAGTGCTTCAAGATTCATATCCTTAGTTCCTCCATCATAGGCATGAGCATACCCTTCTTCAATCATCTGCTCATTCAATGAAATAGTATCTTCGTTAATATACAACCAACCAAGAAGCCTACCGTACTTCCCAGTGCCACCGACAAGTTCAGTTCTAACAGTGAGTTCATCTCCATCACCTGCTATAGTATCTTCTAATTTTTGTTTCAACCAATTGGTAGCATCTATTCCCAATGCTTTCTCTTCAAGGTTTCTTGTTCTCTTCTCTGGC